GTTTATGGCCACCTTGGACGAGCGGACGTGTGAAGTGTGCGCGATGTTTGACGGAATAGAATACTTTTATGAGCATCCGCCGCTGATTATGGACATGCCTCACCCCCCGATACATCCACTGTGCCGGTGCACCACGGTCCCCATCTCGCGGTTCTGGGAGATACTCGGTGTGCCCCCTCGTCCAGGTACTCCAGGAGGCTACCGAGCCGGGACGGGTATCCGCGTCAGTATGGATACGAACTTCGGCACATGGCTCCGGCGTATGGAGGAGAAACAGTCCGGGTACGGAAGACGCATCATCCGCAGTAAGGCCCGGTACGAGGAGTGGCTGGGTGGGGCGGACCTAACCGACATCGAAGGTATCAAGCGCATGGCCGTCAACATGGGCGCTCTCCCGGTATCGTAAGGTTGGCCGTTAACGTTCCCTGTTGGTATAAGAGATGAAAGAGGAGGAGTGTAGAAGATGCCCTGGACGACCGCCGACGTTGCCAGTAAGACGAAGGCCGCTAAAACCAAAGCCCAAAAGGAACGATGGGTCAGCGTAGCCAACAGCGCGCTGGCCTCCTGTATAAAGGAACGCGGAGCGTCGGCAAGGGGCCGGTGCGAAGGATACGCGATACGAGTGGCGAACGCAGCTGTTAGAAGGGGGGTGGCTGAGAGCAAAATGGACGACTTTATCGAAGTAACGGAGGCTCTGTCGGGGATTGGCCCGGACACGCGCATAGATAGAGAAAACCGCGTCATTCACAACGTTGCGGCTTTATCCCCGAACTCGGAGAACGAGAGATTTTACGAACCATCGGCCATGAGTCAAGCGGTCGGACTGTTGGAGGGCAAGAAGGTATTCTGCGATCACCCGGATTTGAGGGACCTCAGTAAGACGAGATCGGTGAGGGATTTGATAGGCCGCTTACGTGCGGTCAACATCGCGGCCAGTAAAGTTCGGGCCGATTTCCATGTGTTAAAGGGTCAGGAGTGGGTAATGGACCTTGCTGAATCTGACCCGGACGCGGCGGGGCTCTCCATCAACGCGCGGGTCCTCGCCCGTCGAGGCAGCGATCCGCTCAAAATAGTCGGCTTCGATAAGATACGCTCCTGCGATTTAGTGACCGAGCCCGCTACCACCAAGTCGATTTTCGAGTCAAAGACACCCACTGAGGATATAGTGGACGTACTGAAAGATTCCGTGGATGACATCATAGGGCTCCTGGAAAATCAGAGAGCCGATGTCCTTGAAGCAATCAGAGAGGAGGTGAAAACCGATATGGACGAGAAGGCTGTCATAGCCGGTCTGACGACCGAGCGCGACGGACTCAAAGTGGAAGTGGACGAGCTTCAAACCAAGATGGACGCGTTGGAGGCAGAGAAGAACAAGGACACGCGGCTCTCGATGGTGGAGCAGAAGATAAAGGACGCGAAGCTGGCTGATGGGATCGTTTCCGACTTCTTTAAGGAGCAGCTCCTAGAGGCAGAGGACGAAAAGGCAATCGACGCGCTGATTGCGGATCGCGTGAAGTTGGCTACGGCTGGAAATACGCCGACCTCTACTGTAGGTGGGGAGCCGGAGCTAACATCAGAACAGCTTGTGGAGGCGATACGGGGCTCGGAGTAGAGGCCGAGTCGAGTAATTTCCCGGAAAGCGGACGAGCAAAACAAAGGGAGATCGAAGAATGGCAGATACGGCTAGACATGCAAGAGGCTACTCTGAACCAAGAATGATGGGAGTGGCCAGTGCAACGGTCATTGAGATCGGCGACCTGCTGTGGTACGACGTGGCGAATAACAACGTCATCAACATGGCGGCGCTGGTCTTCACCGACCTTGCAGGCGGGCAGCTCCGGAGTCATTTCCTGTTTGCGGGCGTCGCGCTCAGCGCGAGCGCCACCCTCAAGACCGATGACATCCGGGTAGCGACGGCAGGCGTGTTCAGGATGGCCTGCGGGTCGGCTGCGTTTGCGCTGAACGACCTCGTAGGCATCGACGACAACGCTGGCGCGACCGCATACATGGACCAGCAGGTTATTCAGGTGACTGACCCGCAACTCGCTATAGGGCGCGTGGCGAAGGAATACGCCGCTGTCGCGACCGAGATCGAGATCGAGATCATGCCCCGCATCGTGCGCGGTGGTTGGGGTCCGGAGCCGATTCGGCTCACGGTAGCCTGCGCGACCGATGGCACGACCACGTACATCATCTTCCCCACGGCGACCAGCGCCGAAGGCGCGCCGTTCAAGTTCCGCGTGCAGGATTGTCACATCATCAAGACGCACGCCAACGGTGGAGCAGGAGACACGTTGGAGTTGAAGAACGTGGCGAACGTCATCGGCACTGTGGTTTGCAACGTGAACGACACACTGCGCGCCGACGTTCCAGGTCTGAACGACGCGTACCACGACGTGGCCGAAGGCGCGCTGTTCAGCATCACGGCGACCAAGGCAACGAGTTCGCAGATGATCGCGTACATCGACATCCAGCCCATTTAACTAGGCTCTAGACTGTAGGAGGAGGTGATTACACTTGAAAGGCATCGTTTTAAAGAATCTGGTTGAAACGAAAGGCTCAAGGGCGGTATCGAGGCTCTTGGGCGACCTCCTGAGGGAGGGCAAGGTTCAGCCGGACGACTTCTCGGTGCAGGAGTTATGGGAAGCGCTGGTTGGCAGAATGAGCAAAACTCTGCCCACCGCTTACCGCAAGTCCGGATTTGTGGACGTAGCGGAGGCGGCTGTGGACACCACGGCCTTCGCAGACATCATGGGTCAAATCCTGATGTCGAGAGCCATGAACACCTACGCCGGGCAGGGTTATATCGGGGATAGGCTCGTCGATACCATTCGTACCACCAAGTTGGCCGAAAGGGCTCCCGGCTTCACGCTGCAGAACGACGTGGCCGAGGTAGACGAGGGTATGCCTTACCCCGAAAGCGGAATGGGCGACCAGTACGTGTCGTTCCTCTCAGGCAAGAAACGCGGCGTCCTCCTATCCATCACGGAAGAGGCGATTTTCCGGGACGAGACCGGATGGCTGTTGCGCTCAGCTGGGGAAGTCGGCGACTACGTGAGGGCGGATAAGGAAGGCCGCATAATCAACGTGGTTACCGGTACGACCAACGCTTACCGGATCAACGGTACGAACACGGCTCTCTACAGCGCGACCGCCGCAAGCGCCGGTGGGCACGGCAATCAGACCGCCGCAAATGCGCTCGTCGATTGGACCGACATCGATGTGTGTTTGCAGCTTATCGCTCTGCAGCGGAGAGTGGACCTGACGACCCCGGTTAGCATCGTGCCGACTCAGATGCTAGTGCCTTACGCTCTGTTTGCGAAGGCTTCCATGATCCTGAACTCGACCGCGATCACCGATGTCAACGCGACGACCACGCCGCGATATCATCGTGAGAATCCGTTCCTGAACGCGTTCGAGCTGCTTACGAGCGTGAGGTTGGACGCGATCCTGGCTACCACGTGGTATCTGATGAACGGTCCGAAGGCGTTTGTCTACCGTGAGCACTGGCCGTTCCAGGCTTTCCGCCGGGATCGAAACACAGAGGATGGCTTCAAGGCGGACATCGTTGCTCAGTTCAAGTTCCGTGAATGGGGGACTGCGGAGGTCATCGATCACAGGTGGACGTACCAATGTCCCGGAGCGTAAAAGGACGTACTGATGCCATTCTACTACTACAGGAAGGGCAAGAACGGCAAGACCGATCGGGTCGAACTCACGACTCCGACCGAGATGCTGCTCCTTGACATCCTGTTGGAGGAGAGGCGCATCGGTGAGGCGTTACGCAAACTGTCGGGGGTCCCGTCCGAGCAGGTCGGGGCTCCCGGCATTTCGGTTTAGGTGAGTGGCATGGCGACATACCCAACGGAAGCCGAGTTGCAGGCGCGCAGAGCGGCGATAGAGGCGACGTTACTTGATATGGCCGTAAACCCCAAGCCTAGCTATCAAGTGGACGATAGGCGGATTGAATGGAATTCGTACGCGCGGGAGTTGCGGCTGCAGTTGCGCGACCTCAACCAAGCTATAGCCGCGCTCCCGGCCTTCGTCGAGACCCGATTCGACGACCCGACTGGATTATAGGATTGAATGATGGCTGGCGTAGTGGACCATTTCAAGACCGACTTGGACTTTATGTTCAATGAGCAGGCCGTGTCCGTAACGTACAGACAGAAGGAGACTGCGGGCAGCAGCTTTACTGCCAGTACGGGCGTCATCGTTCGAGCATTCGAGGATATTGCATTGAGCGCTATTCGGGTTCGGCTGAACGTTCGAGAGGCGGAGGCTTCCGGGGGCATCGCGCAGGTGGGCGATTGCCGATTCTCGTTTCAGGCCGATGAATTGCTCGCCGGTTTTGTTGAGGGCCAGACCGAGCCCAAGGCCGAGGATAGGATTGTTGACGGTGCTGAGACCTTCCACGTTATTGGGCATATCTTGTCTTCTGATGAGAACGTCGCGAAGGTCTATTGCAGGAGAGAGTGACGAATGCGGGCAAGCTCGTTTCTAGCCAACGTCAACCGACTGGCGACTCAGGAGTCCAGAGAATACGCCGAACTCTGCGTGCTCAACTTCGAACATATGCGGTTCAGCAGGCAGATACGCAAGCTGATGAAGGTAGTGCCCGAAAAGGAAGTGGACTTGATAAAGGCGTTGGGCGTCAAGGTCATTCAAGGTGTTGTGCCTAGGACACCGGTAAGGACCGGGCGCGCGCGCGCGGGATGGTGGCGGGCGGCTACGGCCTTCGCGTTCAAGGCTCCAGAGATGGTTATTTCGGCCATGACCGGGGGTGACCGAACCGGGGTCGCGGAAGGTATGGAGATGGGCGAGTACAGTGAGAATTTTGTAGGCCCGAACAAGTACATCGAGATAATCAACGCAGTCTGGTACATCGTCTTGTTGGAGTTCGGGCGCAGCAGCCAAGCCCCGGACGGTATGCTCCGGGTGACGATGCGCGAGATACGCGCGGACATCCAATACTTCTTACGCGGTCGTGGCGGGTTTTTTGCCGACGCTGTGAGGTCAACGTGACGGTAGATATCGAAGACATTCAAACAGGGATCATGAGCGCGATTTCGAGCGCATGGAGCGCCACGGCTGTGAATTGGCCCGGCGTCGAGTTCTCGTCCCATGGCCTTACTGAATGGATTCAGCCGATAGTGAGCCCGATTAACGGTTCTCCTTGCCGACGCGGCGAGCAGCACCAGCGCGGCATGTTGCTGGTCCACGTCTTCTTCGTCGCTGTTGCGGCCACGAACGCTTACCGAATACATGAACTCGCGGACCTCTTGGGCGCTATTTTTAACCAGACCGATGTCGTGACTCCGGCGGGCAGGGACATCCGCTTTGAGGAGGGCGATTTCGGCTACCTGCGCGCTCCGGGTCCGCATAACCCGATAGATGCTCCGTTCGAGGGGCTGGTGTCCGGTACGGGGAGATACCCGTTCTTTCTGATAGAGAAAACTTAAAGGAGGTGATTTGATTGGCTGGCGAAGGCAAGGTCACCAAGAACCTGAGGGACGGACAATTAGTTATACAGGATAATGCTGCGGTGAACACCATCACCTTGGCGTTGGAGGAAGGGAACCTCAGCTTCACGGTAACGAAGAACGTGATCGAGGTGCTCGATCGCGGTGTTCTCAGCCACATGCGACAGGGCGACGAAGTGCCTGTAACCTTGTCGTTCGGTATCAAGTTCATAGAGTTCTATACCAGCGGCGACGACGAGACCCTTTATGAGGCCGTGATGAACGAAGCCGGGGGCGCTGCATGGATCTCTACGAATGACGATGGCGGGGATGTTTACACGGTGGATATGCTCTTCACCATCGCGACGCCGACAAGTGGCGAAGAGGCTGAGATCATCACGTTCACGAAGGTTCGAGGCAATTTCACGTTCAACGAAGGAGACGAGTACAACACATTGGCCTTCGATGGTACGGCGTTCCAGACCGCGCCGACGATCGCTAAGGAATCGTAACTCCGGCGATGATCCGCTGGAAGAGGAGGAGGACTTAGGATGAAGATTACAGGACTAGGAGAAGCGAAGGTCATTGACGTTGGGGAACTTGTTTTACCCCGTAGGGCAGGCCCTCCCATCAAACTGGTGTTGAGGGCCTTGCCTTTGGGGTTTAACGACAGGTCGGAGGAAATGTTTCCGCGACCGACTCCCCCGATGACGGGATACGCGCGCGAGAAGAGCGGCACTAAGGGGAAATCCGTACTGGTGCGTGATCCGATGACGGGCCGCCCTCTCCCGATGTATGATGAAGCCGACCCCGCGTTCCAGGCTAAGCGCCGGGAGCGGAACCAACTCTCGACGACGGCCATGCTCCATTACGCCATGGGAGCGGACGCGAACATCGCATGGACATCGAAGCGGGATACCTTCGCCAGCGATGTCGATTTCTATAAGGCCGTCTACAAGGAGATTGTAGATTTCGGGTTCTCCATCGGCGACTTTACGATGATGGTTGAGTTCATCCTTGACATCTCCAATCTACGCGCCGATGACCTGAAAGAGGCTAAGGAGGATTTTTTATCCGAGATGTCATGACGGCACCGGAGAAGCCAGGTTTGAAACATACGGGGCGCACGATGTTGTACAGTAAGTATGCGGTTTGCGAGAGGTTCGGGATGACGCCGAGCGAGTTCAACCAGTTAGGCCGAGTCGAGCAGGTGAGGCTATTAGCGTATGAGGGGCTACGTCGCGATGAGGCGTGGGCCGCCTTCCATAAGGAATCCTGATGTTACTTGAGCGGCTAGTGGCTAGAATCGAGGGCGTGGACACCAAGTTCCAGCGCGCGATGCGCGGGGTGGAGACGGGGACCGCGCGCTCGGCGTCCAGGGTTAAGCGTCTGTGGCTAGGAGTAGGTCTAGCCATCGGCTTGGCGGTTGCCGCTGTCGTTATTTCCATAACCAGCATGGCCGCCCAGTATGAATACGAGATGCGGCAAGTCTGGACGTTGACGGATCAGACGGCGGAGGAGTTCGAGGGTTTGTCCGCCAGCGTCCTTGCAGCCGGGGCCGCAATGGGGCAGGCCGCTAACACGATGGCCAAGGCTACTTACCAAGCCGTATCCGGTAGCATCGAGTGGGAGCGGGCTACCAATTTCGTGACCTTGTCGGCTCAAGTGGCGCTGGCAGGCGCGACCGACGCCTTTACCGCCACTAACCTGCTCGTGCAGATCACGAATGCGTACAAGGAATCGTCCCTAGACGCCCACGAAGCCGCGCAAATTCTGTTCACGACGGTGAAGTACGGCGTAACCACCATTGAGCAACTGGCTCCTACCTTGGGCCGCGTGGCATCCATGGCGGCCACCGCATCGATAGATTTCAGGGACCTAGGCGCGTGGATTGCGGCCACAACCTCCGTCATCGGCGAGACCGGAATAGCCATCACGGGTACGCGCGCCATGATTGCTGGAATGATCGACCCCACGAAAGAACAGGCCGAAGCCGCGCACGCGCTTGGTATCGATTTCGGGCTGGCTGCGTTAGAGGCGCGCGGCCTATACGGCGTCATGAGGGACGTGCGCGAAGCTACATTCGGGAACGTTGAATCCCTCGTGAAATTGTTCCCGCAAATCCGCGCCCTGACGGCTGCCGCTGCGGGTTTACGGGGCGGATGGTTCCGATACCTTGAGACGTTGGAAGCCATGACCGATGAGACCAACGAGTTCGCAGAAGCCTCCGAGAAGATGTACGGTTCCACTAAGTTCATATGGAGCCGTATGGGTGCAAACATCAAGGCAGTAGGTATAGCGATTGGAACTTCGGCCAAGGAACTCACTGAGCCGTTCGCTAATTTAGTCTCGTGGCTGATAGAAACTAGAATTACATCGAGGTATGCCACCGAGGCGATGAGCAAGGCGCGGGAGCAGGTTAAGGAGTTCCGTCTAACCGCCGAGGAAACTGAGTATTGGACGGGCCGCCTCTTCGAGGCCGTGTACAAGAAGCCGGAAGCGGCCATGACGTTTCTGGACACGATCATATCGTCTTGGATGTCGGGTGCGGAAGCAGCTAGGCTCATGGGTCCGATCCTCGAGGAGATGTACGTCAAGCACCGTGATCTCATGGAGGAAGCGGCGGAGCGCGACATCCAGCTTACGGATACGGTCGCGGATGCCAAACGGACAGCCGAGAAAGCAGCCGACACCGCGCGACAGGCGGCCTTCGACGAGCACCTTGACTGGCTAGAAGGCGCTTTCGATCGTGAGACTGGCCTCTTAAACGACGCGCTCAAGGATCGCAAGAAGCTCTACGAACAATACATCGACGAGATACAGAAACTCCATAAGGAACAGGCGCTCAGGGCGGAAACGGCGGAGGAGGAGATATTCGGGCTCCGTCTAGCACGCATGGGTGAAGGGGAACAGCTAGGCGCACTCACGACGTTTGCGGAAGACTTTTTTGCGCGCGCTGAAAAAGCGATGACCGTTGGGAGCTACGAGGAGGCGCGCCGACTCTTCGAGAAAGCTATCGATTATTACACCAGAGCCGCGCAGGACGCGCCCGACCTCGACTTTGAAGGCATCGTAACCGACATCGAGAACATCCACCAGAGAATTAGTGAGGCTTTCGACTTGCAGGCGGAAGTGGCACTTGAATCAGCCAACGAGCAGGTGAATGCGATCGCCAAAATAGAAGCCGAGCTTGATGCGCTATATAAGAGGGCGCGCGAGGGCGCTGATATTATAGTTGAGGATAAGTGGGCGATGCAGGCCATTCAGGAAGTGCAAGCTGAACTCGCTAAGTTGACGGATAAGCGGATACGGATAACGGTTGAAAGAGTATGGAATCCCCCGCTTGGTTATGATCCGAGCACGGTTGATCCGGGTTGGGGCGGATTTTACCCAAGTTCGATTCCGAGGGAATCGGAGCCGAGCGGCGTTCAATTGCGACCCGCCTTCGAAGATCAGTCGCCGGGCGCGAGTCTTGGCAAGGCCGAGTTTAATATGTACTTCAATGTGCCGGTTACTAGAGAAACGGTCCGCGATGTGGTTATACCGGAAATGCAAGCGGCGGCGAAGCGCGGGCTGCTCACGCCGACGTTGGGGGGGCGGGGATGAGCGTAAAATTTCAGTTGGGCGGCACGGTCTTCTACCTTCAAAACCCGGACCTCGCTAACGCCCCTGAGAGAAGACGTATGCAGGTTATCCGCCAGGGGGCCAGCGGCTGGTACTTCGTATACGATAAGGGCCATAACACCGTGATTTGGACGCTTCGATGGAGCAACTTGCGCGAGAGTGAAAAAGTTGCTTTGGATGATTTCTTTCTGAGCACGGTGCAGGGCGCTCTTAACATCTTTTCTTTCACCGACTGGAGGGGGAATCTTAAACAGGTCCAGTTCCTGCAGTCATCCATCGAGTTTACCGAGGTGGCCGATGCGCGTGTGGGGGCCGCAACAACTTTCTCTAGCGGCGGCGTGGATTACCCCACTACGACCAGGGAAAAGGGCGTGTGGGCGACGGAGATCAAACTGCGGATAATTTAGGGGCTGTATTAGGCCATGAAGACGTTATCAGCCGCAATGAAATTAGCGCGGGCTCGCCTGGGCACGTACCCGTGGAACGTCGTGCGATTTGATTGGGGCGGGGCCATTGGCAACAAGTGGTACAGCGATATACCTAGCGGGGACGCCAGCGGCAGTTCGGCGACGAACCTTGCCGTGCGGGTTGTGGATTGGGGGGCGTATACTCTGCCGCAGGCCGAGGGCCGTACGGCGGCAGCCGTCGCAGATATTACAATCACTTTGGACGACCGTGACGGCGTGATTCGTGGTTATATGCGGTCAGTCGGTCATACTCGAATCCCGGCTACGGTCTATCAGGTATTCTCACCTGCTGGCGCTGCGGACATGATCATTCTCTTGAAGGGCGTATCCGTTGCCCCATTTCACTGGCGCGAGATGGACGGCACTATCGCCATTGACATCACGGAGCGTGCGGGCCAATTCAATCAAGTGGTCGGCACCGTGGTCACCAGCGAAGATTGGCCTTATTTAGGCGCTGACCAATCCGCGATGTTGCCTATAGTCTTCGGGCGTGTTGATCGGCGCAAAGCCTTCTTGCTTGAGGGGACCGTAGAGACCTCTCTCTCTGCACCCCTTCAACAGGATGGTTGGGACCTTTATGTGAATGACAGTGAGGACTTCCCGCAAAACACCACCATTAAGTTATGGCTTGACGGTGAAGTTATCCGGGGCCGTTTTAAAGATGGGAACAAATTCTGGACAGAATATCGTGGCGACAATTCGTATCAGGGCTTCGCCACCAGCACCGCACAGCACCTACTTGAGGTGCGCTGCACGAATCTCCCGCCACCAATAAGTCAGTATATAGGTTTGCCGATCAGCATCCAGCGGGGCTTTGGGGCCTTTGCCGAAATTTACGAGCGGCAGATTGTGGGGGTCGATGCGAGTATCTCGGCGCTTTACTTCGATAGGGTCTGCTCTTATTATGATCCAACGGGGCGGATTGTTGATTGGTACGTGGTGGGCGGCGCGCCTATCCACATTGACGGCGAAGTACGCGAGCACCAGAAAGGCACGCGCGTCATACTAAAGCGTGACGCATATACTTGGGTTGTAAACGACCAGCCAAGCAAAAGCGTGGTCGCCGTCGAGGCCTCGATTACGAACATAGCGAGGCGTAATTACTGGGGGCCGGACGACTTATTGGTTAGCGCGGCCCCTACTTCTGGTTATGCGGCAATTCCGCCGACCATGCGGACTATAAATTTATCCAATGGCGGCCTTATTGCGGGCAGGAATCTCACCACCATTACGATGACGGTATTGCCCACGATGGTCGGGCCAGAGTTCGAGTTTACCGGCGACGACCTGTACGTTACGCTAAACGGCTGCTATGACGCAGGCGGCGCTACCGTTAAAAGTCCCCCCGATGTCATCCGCGAATTAGGGTATAGATACTTGGGCATGGAGGTTGGCGATTTTGACCAAGCGAGCTTTGAGGACGTAAAGGATCAGCTTACGTGGTGCCACTTCGGCTTCATGCTGCAGGATCAATATCAGGGCCTTGACCTGTTCGCCGATCTGGCCATGCAGGCAAGGTGCATGGTCACGTGGGAGGAGGGGAAAGCAAGGCTCCGTTATTTACGGGAAGGCCCTTACGGGGTGTGTGCAGCAACTGGCGGTGAGCAGCGCGAAGCTTGGAGCTTAGAAATACACCACGAGAGTCCGGAGGATGTCATCACCGAGATCGTCGCTAAATTTACGCGCAAGGCGAATAAGAGCGCCCACCACGTAGTACGGAGTGTGGGCGCAATGGCCATCTATGGTCGTAGGGTATTAAACTTGGATTTGTGGGCGCATAACCAAATTCAGACAGTTAGACCCGTAGCCGATTTCTGGTTGGAGCGCCTATCTCATGCCCATGAAAGAGGGCGCGCTAAGACCTTTCTTCGGCTGCTTGAAGTCGAAAGAGGCGACGTTCTGGAGGTTCGGTGGACGCCTGATTTCGTGACTCTTCACGGCGAGGTTATGAGTGTGCATCATCAGTTGGGGAATGCACCTGAGGATCGCATGGACAACGTAACGCTCGAATTCCGGCTGCCGCGTTGGGGCGGCTGCGAGAGCGGATGCGAAATGCCGTGCGAAGTGGGTACTGAGATGATGTATGATAAAGCTCTGGCTGGGTGCGAATTGGCTTGTACTTACCATTGCCAGTCAACGTGCGAGGAAGCCTGTGAGATCACGTGCGTATCGGGCTACGAATTATCGATGGTCAGGAATAAGGAAGACTGGTTGGAGGGGTGCGCCTCCGCGTGCCAAGCCAACTGCACGACCACGTGTGTTGCGACTTGTCAAGTCGCCTGTGAAACCGCCTGTGCTTCGGGTTGTGAGGTCTATTGCGAAACTACTTGCGAGTCGCATTGTGAAGTTTATTGCGAGACTGGCTGCGAAACGGAGTGTGAGTCGAGTTGTGAGACGGCGTGTCAGGCGGCTTGCCAAAGCGAGTGCGAGTCGGGCTGCGAACTTGGTTGCGAGACTGGCTGCGAAACAGACTGCGAATCGGGCTGTGAAACGGAATGCGAATTGGGCTGCGAAGTCTACTGTCAGACGGGCTGCGAATCAAGTTGCGAAGCTGGCTGCGAGACTGGCTGCGAATCAGGATGCGAGATAACGTGCCAGACCACTTGCGAGGCCGGATGTGAGACCAGTTGTGAAACGGGGTGTGAGGTCACGTGCGAGACGGGATGTGAGGTTAGTTGCGAAACCGGATGTGAGGCCGCGTGCGAGAGCGGGTGCGAGGTAAGTTGCGAAGTCTCTTGTACGGCGGGCGGTTCCGAATGCTGCTACCTGCCGTGTTTCTGCTGGCACGACGATCTCGGCGATCCGTACCTTGAGGCTTGCACATATAATCCGCTCTGCGCGCCTTGGACGACGGGGAATTGCACCTATTCTCAGTACGGAGGCTGCGAGCCCGGATGCATCGACTACAATGATCTATTACCTTGGTCGTACTGGTACGAATCGAACAATTGCGCCGTATAAAGGAGCATGATGGTGGCTGTGAAGATTCCAGCGGACGTGCGAGAGCTTTTCAGGCAGTGCCCGTTCCGCGAAGTCCGGGCAGTGATCCCGGAGGGCACTGCCATCTTGAGGTCAGGCGAAGTTTCTAAGTGCTTTGCCATCGACAAGGAACTCGGATTTCCTGCCGGGTCCGTTGGCGTCCACGAAAGCACGTGCGCGGCCTGCGTTTTATCCGGGGAGCCAGGATCGCTGGAGAATGAGGCGTTCAAGGTGGATATAAGCAGCGCCGCCATCGGGCGGATCGGTTCCGGTACGTGCCCCACAGGAACGAGCCGGGATGTGATTATAAGCAAGGCTCTCGCAGTGGGCGCGGGCAAGGAGCGCCTGCGGCTTGCACTTATCCGTGGAGTCAGCACGGTCGAAAGACTAAAGGCCGAAGGCAGAATCGATCCGGTGAATCCATTGACGGAAGAGGAGGCCATGCGCTTGGCCACAGAGTATGATCTACTGGAAGAGGTTGCGCCATGAGCGTCAAGGAGGATTTCGCAAAGCAGTTGCGATTAGCGGCGAAGATAGGCCGGGCATCGGGCAATCTGTCCGCAGTGCCGGAGGAAGTACGGAAGCAGCGCGAGGAAGCCTGCCGCGAGTGCTCCGCAAACGAAGTAGTGGATGGACGACCGCGCTGCTCCTATTGCGGCTGCGACGTGGAAGCACGACTGTCAAAGGCCGATGCCCTTTGCGCGAAGAATCTATGGCCCGCACTGACTGAGGAAATGTTAGGATTGCAGGATTAGGGGGGATAGGATGCTTAGAATACTGAACGCGGGCGCGGCACCTACAACCGGGACACTGCCGGGCGCAGCCGAGCCTCAAGTAACTTTCTTTGCCGTGCTTGGGGATCACTTCATATACGACGCTAATAGTATGGCCCTGGCGCATGTGGAGCCGGGGTTGTGGCGGACGTTGCGCGATAACGCGAGCGCGGGCGAGGAGTTCGGCGGTATATTCTGGAGCCGTAACAAGCCGCAATTTCATTCATACCCCCCAAGAACCCAAGCCCTCGTACTGAATGTGACCCATAACTGTAATCTCGCGTGCCGGTACTGCTTCGTCCGTAATATAGACGATTACCGGCGTGCGCGATTGCCTGAGATGACGTACGAGACTGCCATTGAAAGCATTCAGCATTTTTTCCCGCGCGGTAATAAGGTCCGTATTGATGTGGGGTTTTTTGGCGGGGAGCCCTTTTTACGGTGGAACCTCATGAAGCGCGTGGTCGAATGGGTCGAGAACGAGGCGAAGCAGCGCGGCGTCGAAAGGAAATTTTACGTAACCACCAATGCTACGCTCGTCGATGAAGAGAGGGCTAAATGGTTAGCGCTGCATGAATTCAGTCCAACAGTTAGCCTGGACGGCAACGAGGTCACGCACAACGCCATGCGGCCTAGCCGAAACCCCAAACAAAATAGCTGGCTGATGACGATGAAGGGGCTGGAACAGTTGGCGGCTGTCGGTCTCGGATTACGGGTAACGCTGCGTAGCACCTTTACAGGTGAGGGCGTCGATCTGACTGAGCGGTTGCGCGATTTGAACACGCTCGTCTGGCGGGGTATGGGCGGCGCTGTAGCCGTCGAGCCCTCTTCCCTCTCCGAAGCTAGCTGCATTGACGCTAGCGCCACCAAAGGACTCGTTTTCGATCCTAATAATATCCGAGCGCAACTTGGGTTCCAATACGAGCACGCGGCGGAGTGGTACATCGAGCAAATCAACGACGGTCGTAGGCCGCACTTCCATCACTTCGACATCTTTATCCGCCGACTCCTATGGTGCGAGCGCAATCCTTCGGAATGCGGGGCCGGTAAAGGGTATATATGTATAAATCCGGAAGGCCACGTCCACGCTTGCCACCGAGAAACGCGATCCCGGATAGGTGCATTACCTTATGGGATTGATGAGGAATTGCGGACGCCGTGGCTGGACAACCGGCTGTACGCGCGTACCGGGTGTATGGCGTGCGACCTGCGCTACCTGTGCGGCGGCGGTTGCCGCCTGAATAGTCTGGCTTTCGGCCTACCTATATCTCAGCCCGTACCCGATGACTGCATTTTCAAGCGACTCTGGTTCGAAAGCGCCGCACACATCATGGCGCACATAGACTCCACAAAACTCCAACAGTTATACCCACCCAAGAGAGGGAGGAAAATCAATGTTCCCGCCCGACGACCGGAGCATCAACGGACAACTAGGCGAGATAGCGGGGTCCCTGACGGGGATCAACACCACGATGGGGGACGTGAAGGACAACATCGGCAAGTTGTTCGACAAGGCGGATGAACACACGCGGCAGCTTGCCGGTATGGGGGCTACGGTAGAGGCTATGGTGAACACGTGCGTGGGGCAACGTAAGGGGATGTGCGATCGAATGGGCGTCATCGAGGAGAAACAGGATCGTGGTACTAAGAGATTCATAGGTCTGTTGATTGGGATGGTCTTAACCCTTACCGGCCTTGTAGTCAGCCTTTTAAGGGGGAAATGAAAGTGTTAATACGGGTACTGCGCGAGGCGGGCGGATTGGGCGACTTGATACGCATATTCGCTGTACTGCAGGCGTTGAAGGACAAGTACCCCGGCAGCAAGACTCACTTTTTCTGCCTGTCCCACTACCAGGAACTCGTGATGAATGGACACTGCGGCGCAGTGGATGTGTTCGTTTCTATACCTCACGATCTACGGCGCGACCGGATGTCGCCGATAGACGAGGCCGAGCACCGATACCTCCGGACCGGCTGCACGTACGATATGGACGTCGATCTTTATTGTCCGGCGTGGGTACACGAACGAGAGACCCATGGGGCCGTGACGCGAGAGCGCACGGAGTTGTGGGCAACGTCGGCGGGGGTTCCCACACGGCGACCCGTCATGCATCTTTCGAGTGAAGAACGCGCGTGGGCGCGCTCGTGGTTCGAAGCCATCATGTTCCCTGCGTGGGATAGATGCGGCGACTCTAAGAAGCTCATTGTAATACAACCTCGGTCTACCGCTTCAATTCGTAATTGGATGGAGGAGCACTGGTGCGAGCTTATACTTAAGTTCACGCAGGAAGGCCATGCCGTCGTACTACTCGATAACTGCACCGGCCCGTCCCACGGATGGCCGTCCACGCTCAGGGAGATTAATCGACCCTTCGGCCAGCTCGCTTGTATCGTGTCCATGGCCGACCTCGTTGTCTCACCGGATTCGGGCGTCTATCATTTGGCCGGGGCGCTCAAAGTGCCCGCTCTTGGCATCTTTCACTCGACGAACGGCGCGATTATATCTAGTATATGGAAGGGGACCGGCTACGCCGTTACACCTAACGGCAAGAGTACCAGGCACGATGGCTGCTTGGACCCCTGTTATGGCTTCCCTCAGCGGGGCCGGACCCGCAAGTGCAACTCAGACGGCTGCGTACTCGCTCACCAGATTATACCGGATGACGTGTTCCGCAGAGGAATGGAGATTTTAGATGAACATAGCGGAATTGATGGGGGATATCAGCGACTGCCCGCCGAAGCCGTCCGTTGACTACTTCGATAAGGCATACTGGAAGGACGCCAGCAAGTCCGGTTATCGGGGGTACGGACCGGGCTGGCATATCCATTGGGAGATAGGCCAGATGCTGGCCATCGGGCTCGCACCATGGCTAGAAAGCCCACGTCCGCCCGTTAACGACGACGACGCGCGTGTACTCGATCTCACACGTGTACTCGATGTCGGCGGCGCATTTGGTTATCATATGAAGTGGCTCCAAGAGTTCGCCCCCTGTATCGGTCACGTCGTAGACGCCTCCGCGTACGCGATCCTCAACCTCGACAGGGCTCTCGACGGTAGAGGTTGGCACCTCGATGCGGGCGTTGACAAGCTTCCGTTCCCGGATAATTATTTCCATCGGGTCGTAGCGATCGAGTCACTGGAGCACATCTACATCAAGGAAGTGCCGTTCGCAATCCGCGAGATCGCTCGCGTGTTGGATGTCGGCGGAATCCTGTATAGTTCGATCGCTATGGGCGAACGCTACGATCCGGACTTTATTGATATCACACACCAAACCATGCGCCCGGAGGTATGGTGGGTTCGGATGCTTGAGCGCGCCGGTTTGGAGAGGCGACCGGACATCGAGGATCAGATGAAGGCCGCCGTCGTCCCGCGACTACACGGCAAGACACCAACGGCCCCTGATGGGTTATTGGCCTTGAAGATGAGATGGAATGTTGTATGCTGTTCGAAAGGAGGTGAATGATGGAGTGGTGGCGCGAAGTCCTAATCGGTGGTGCTGTTGTGGTGGGCACAGCCGTCTTAGGTGGTGTAGTGCGGAAAAAGGCGTATGCCTTGGGCCGCGCGTTCAGCGCCTTGTTGACGAGCAAATTAAGCACGGGCGTGGGCACGTGGTTCGAGCGTAACTGGGTGACGCCCACACTGACGGAATTCATGCGCGGCTACCAGAGCGACAACGGTGTAGTGGTGCACCCTGATGATTCGCCTCAGGCTGAAACCCGCAGCGGCCTGACGGGGCAGGATCGACGTAAACGTCTGTGGGAAAAGTTAGGAGTAAGGAGGAAGCCATGAAGAGATTACTGGTCGCCTTGATGATGGCCGCCGTTCTCGCGTTGCCATTCGGCACGGTGGCGCAGGCGGTGGATAATAACCCGCTCAACTTGAGCTTCGAGTTGAACGAGAACGTCACCCTGGACGTAGGGTTCAACGATATTACTCCCGTGCTATTCATCAGTACCGAGACTTCCGAAGACTCGGAGATATCGTTGGGCGTCCTTGTTGATGTCATTACATTGGACATCCAGGAAGGAGAAGATGAACCCGTCCTTATTGGTATGCTGAAAGAGACCGATCCTGCCGTCGGTGTTGCTTCGTACCACGACGCCGGAGGTGACACCCGCGCCGGTATTGCGGGTACGGCTAAATTCTCCCGGCCTCTCCAGTGGGGATTCAGAACGTTCGCCGGTCTTATTGTGGATGAAGGTCCGGCAGACACTTTCGGGGAGATGTTCGAGGCGCGGGCGGGCCTGGCCTATACCGGCAAGGTCGATATGGACAACTATTCCATGAGCGACTGGCAGGTGGATGCGGTGTTCTCTGTCGGCATGGTGATCAACTTCCCGGTCCGGCAGACGTATCCTGAGAGCGCGGTTGACTGATGAGCGGGGGGTAATACTCAAGGCGACCGTGGCTGTGATAGCTTCCCCTGTACCCCTGGCTGTCGCAGCCCCTCCGAGCGGTTGTCGGGAAGCAGCGCGGGCGCAAGGTGCAACGCCATGCGCCCGTAGCTGCGTATCGCGGACCGATCGAGAACGCGAGCGCGGCCCCTCACGTTTTTCCTCCGGGCCTGAGGACCCCGTGCGCGCATCAGCCCCCCTTGCGTGAAATCTCCGAGCCCTACAGTTTGGGCGCTGACCCGGATGAAGATTGCTGAATGGGTCAGCGCCCGTTGGCCGTGGGAGGCCAATCCTACTTGACTGCCTTTACTGCCGCCTTCACCTTCGTGATGGAAATCTCGCCTCTGCGGACGAAACCCCGGATGCGGTTGCCGACAGTCATTCTTGCCAGTCCTGCGTTCGGGAGTTTTTTGTAGCGGTCCACGTCCTTGAGCCCAAGATTTTTCGCGAGGATGACCAGGGCGGAGACATCCATACCACTGAGGACGGCGGCGAGGTCGTCAATCGGCTCAGCCGTCCGCTTTTTACGCGGAGCCTTCTTCTCCGGGGCCGCCCCCTTATTCACGGCCCCCTTCTTCTCTTTTTTCGGGGCGGTGGTCGGCTTTTTGCTCGCCGTGTCCAGCTTCTCCAACAATGCGCTTTTCTTCACCATCTCTGAATTTCCTTTCAGCTTCGCCCGGTCAATGGCCTCCCTACACGCGAGGGCCACACGTTCGGGCATTTGGATTTCGGCTAACTCATATGCATCGGCCTGTGCTTGATAGAGGATTGCATCCTCGATATCTCCCCGTGCTACAAACGCACCGGGCATCTGGCCGAACGTCTCATAAAAGAGTACCCGAAGATCGGATAGTATCATCACCCGAACGGGATCAACCGCGTCTATTACAGACGCCAGAAAATGGCTCCTCTTCGGGACTCCGTTGAGCCATCTCCGTTCTCTCATGTCCTCCTCCTTTCCTCTTGAGCTTTGTCCAATCCTCTAATATTTCCACCAGTACAGACGCACGAATGCCCTTTCGCTTTCATCCGGCCTTGAGGGACTAACCCCTACGGGGTTAGGCAAAACGATCCGGATCGGGAAAAGGACCGGACCGGGACCGGTCCCGGATCGGGGTCCCGGACCACGGGACCGTTGCCCGCGTACGCGAGGGAGGGCTGTCGGTGCAACTACCGGAAGGTCACATTCATACCCCGCGTCGGTACGGGTGATAGGGGAGGACCGATATGAGGACGACATATGAGACTATCGACCGCACGTCACAAATTCGCCGTGAGGGAGGCCCGTGAAGCTTCTACCAAGCTGGGACTCTTCCTTGACGAATACTCACAGCTCGTTACCGCCCGCCTTGGCCGCAGACGGAGACCTAAGCCTCGACCCGCCGTTATCCCGCGTATCGTCCACGTGCTGTCCAAGGTCGATGACCCGCGACAGTTCGTACGCGTGGCGGGTCGGCTCATGTCGGCGGCTTTCTGTAAACAGGCATTTCACGGTATGCCTTACCCGCCCGTAGAGGTTATTGTTTCCGGTAAGAGCATCGAGCGCTACGAGAAGTGGGCGGCCAAGTATACCGAACGCGGCGAGAAGCTGGAATCGGAGCCCGATAAAATCGTACGCCACGTCGAGGATTCGGCGTACGTGTGGGACGTAATACTTGCCGGGGCGACGGATGAGACCCGACTCATGATGATTAACTCTGGCCGGATTTCTGAGTGGTTCATTGGGGGGAGAGAGGCGGCCCTCGACCTTGGTTTGACTGATACGGTGGCCACCGCAGTTCAAATGCGAGTGTCGAGGGCCGCGCGGATTCTCCTTAAGGACGACGCGCTGCGCGAGCGTGTGATCGCTGCAGCAAACAATGGAAAGGAGCAGGACTGATGCAGGAATTAAGCGAGGCGATTGATGGAGAAGCCGCGCGGCTCTTAGTAGATGGAGACCCACATATTTTTATACTCGCCGCGCAGAAGTGGGCTGCGGCTTCATTGATGAGTTTTAAGGGCAGTCTTTTAGATAAGGCCCTATCCGTCTCGGTGGCCTTGGCTGATTTTGTTGCGGAATTGGAGGAGGAGAAGGACTGATGGCAAAGTTTACGCTTCCAAGGGATCACATGTCGGTGACCCAGGTGGAGATGTTTCTACGATGCGCCAGACAGTACGAGTTCCGGTATCCGAAGGGCATCAAGGTCGCTCCCGCCATAGCGATGGCGGAGGGCGGCAACTACCACGACGTGTTGGCCGAGAACAACACCAAGAAGGCCAAATCCGGCACGGACCTCTCGCTGAAACGACTAATGGACGTATTCCGGGCTAGACTAGACGGCAGGACCGAAGAGGTCGAGGATTGGGAGGGCGAGACCGTCGATAGCCTAATGACGCGGGCGGAGCCGCTACTCGGCGCGTACCTTGCCGGTCCGGGGATGAGGATATGGCCGGTCACGGGCGGCGTGGAGCGTGAACTCAAGTTCAAGATCAACGGCATACCTTTCCTCGGCTACGTCGATGTGGAGACCGGGGAGGCTGGTCCTGGAACCGCTATAAAGAAGGCCGTCATTGACTATAAGGTGACGGGCCGGGCGAAAGGCCAGAGCGATGTTGATTCCAGCCTACAGCTATCGGCGTACGCGATGGGCACGAAAAAGAAGCACGTCGGCTTCTGCTCGCTCATCAAGAGTAAGGCCGCGCGGACGGACATGAAGCTGTCCACACGTACGAAAAGGGACCTAGTATGGTTCGGTAAGGTCGTGGGGGCCGTGGCTACGCTTATCAGCGCCGGGAGTTTTGCGCCTTGCGATCCTACAAGCTGGTGCTGTGATCCAAGATATTGTGGCTACTACTCGATGTGCCGGGGGGCAAAGTGACCGAGCGAGAGGATCAGAGTATAGAATTCATGACGATGAAGCTGCGCGAGATGATCTGGGCGAGGCGGCACTTACGGAGCGAACTGCGGGAGTATAACGTGACGCCGCCGATGTTCAGGACCGGACTTGAAGAGCACTTAAGGGACAGGGCCATTACGATGATAGGTCAGTTGAAAGCTCACATCCACGACGGGATAACCCTACTGCGCGTCCACCAAAGGGGGGAAGATGCCCACCGACCGGCAAAGAAGGGCTGCGGCTAAGAACAGTAAGCGCGGCTACCGGTTCCAATACCGAGTAGCGTGCGCGATGACGAAGGTATGGGGGATGAAGGTGGTATCGTCCCCCCGCAGCGGCGGTTCGCATTGGAAGGGCGACATCATTCCAAAGGACCCGGCGACCGACTGGAATTCGTGGCCGTTCGTCGTCGAATGCAAATCTCGCGAGTCGTGGGACCTCCGGCAGCTACTATTACAGCCAAAAGGCGGGGTCCTCGCGGAGTGGTGGTGGAAGGTCAGCCGCGAGGCTGATGCGGCGTCTAAGCTTCCGCTGTTAATTGTAAGCTGCAGATCGAGGCCGGGTGACTTCGCAATCACGCCGCGTGTGATGTGGGAGGGTCCGTACGACGATCTGGACCGTCTTATTCTGTATGAGAATCAGGCTATGGGATGTAGTTTCTTCGTCCACGAGTTCGGGCGCTTTCTCAGATTTAACACCTTAGAGGAGTGGACACTATTATGGGTGCATGGTCGGACGGGCGAGCCCCCCTCCGAGACTTAATGGAAGCCGTGAGGGATGGAGATAAGGAGGCGGCTGAGGAGATGGCACGGCGGTTGACTACGACGTTTGTGGGCGACAGGCTTGCAGGGAGGCTGAACCCGCACGACGCCGATGACGTACATCAGGACTGGCAGATAAGGGCGCTGCAGATAGCGCGCGGCGACGGGTACAGGGGGCCGGACTTGGCGCGCGAGGTTGGCGGGTATATGCGGCGGTCGATGCGAAATACCATTCTCACACGTTCCAAAGTCATGCATATGGAGAGAACACGCGTAATGCTCCTCGCCGACCTTACCGGTATTGCCGGAGCCCCGGAAACGGACGGCCAGGAGCGGGCGGCTGAGTGGCTGGAAGACTTCAAGGCGAAAGTGCTGGTGAAAGTTGCCCGAAGCCGACACCGGAAAGGGCAACGATGCCTATATCTATCGGTGATGAGAGGGTGCTATTACTGGATAAAGAAGAACGGGCACTCGCTCGGAATGATAAAGGCCGTGGCCGAGCAGGTCGGCCTGTCCGACGAGCGCGTACGGCAGATTTTCAACGAGATACGGGAGCTGGCGGCGGAACATAGGAGCGAAATAGATGATGCGTGAGATGTGGGATTGGTTGACTGAAAAGGTGGTCGATTGGCTGTCACAGTTTGAGTGGTACTGTAGGAGGCGTGGTTGGGTCTGTCGTAATTGCGGGTACGCCGGTAACGATGTGCTTGGTAATTCCGCGTTCGTACCGGGTGCTGGTTGGGATAATTTCAGCCACCTGTGCCATGACTGTTACCGGAAGTGGCTCCGGGGGGAGATCGAAGTATGATAGAATGGATTAAAATTGGCATAGTCGGTATCGCTGCCGTGGTCGTGGTCGCCTTAACGCGGCGCGCGCTTCGTGGGCTACGCGAGGAATGCAAGTGCATGGACGCCGAGGAACAGGAATTAGAGGACCTAGATGACCTCATACGTCAGGTGGAGGAGTCGGTGGGTGAGGACCCCCCGTTGGAGGAAGTTACCCAATGATAGACGCAGGACTGGCGTTTGATGTTCTACTACCGTTACCAGCGGGAGCCTTAGATGCTCGATGAGGTGCACGGTTACTGGATGAGGAGGAAGGGCGAGCCCACGGTCATGCTCGTGGGCGAGGCTCCTGGGCGGCAAGAAATCATCGAAGGTGAGCCGTTCGTAGGAGACTCCGGCCAGCTACTCCGGACGGCCTTAAAGAAGGCGAAGGTGCCGGGCCGAATCTACCTCACGAATGTATGCCGGGAGCGCGTCAAGCCCACGGCGGAGCACATCAAAAAGTGGATGCCGAAGCTAGAGGAGGAGATACTGCAAGTCAACCCGGATGTGATAGGGGCGGTCGGCAAGGTCGCGCTAAAGGCGTTGACCGGTGAGACCTCTATCACGAAGGCGTTAGGTAGAATAATGAAGATCGGCAAGTATACGGTCGTGCCAATGCTGCACCCGGCTGCGGTGCTGCATTCAGACGGACGCTCACTGGAGGATTTCGCGTTGGGCGTAGTGCGGCTACAAGCAGCAGCGACGGGTGAATGGGGAACCGAACGGATGCCCGTCGAATACCTCACGGACCTAGGCGAGATCGAGGACATGCTTAAATGCGCGAAGGAAGCGGGGGCCATCGCGCTCGACGTGGAGACGAACGGGCTCGACCCCGTAGCCCTAGGTATGACGGGCGGCGACGGCGCGCGTATTGAGGTTGTGGGTATTGCGTTTGGCGGGCGAGGGTATGCATTCGACTTTCACCGGAGCCCGCATAGGCCGAAGCTGCACCGGTGGCTGTGTCGGCTGATGGAGTTCCCACCTAGCGGGTTCGAGCCGCTAGTGGTGTGCGCTCACCGAGCCAGCTTCGAGGTATCCTGGTTGGAGGCCGTCTTGGGCATCGACGCCACCGCGTTGGACTGGCGTGACTCGAAGCTCGACGCGCATCTATACGACGAAAACCTACCTAATGATCTCAGCACGCTGGCGTGGAGGTTCACGCCCTGGGGCGGCTACGACGCCGAGGTGGCAGACCTCGTGGCTCACGGTACGATGCACTGGCAAATACCGAGCGAAAAGTTGGCCCCGTATTGCGCCGGGGACGCGCTCTGCTCGTGGCACCTCCATTCGACGTTCTGGAACGAGGAATTCACGCCGAAGCAAAGGGCGCTGGCGTTGGATGTCCTTTACCCGATGGAGGTGGTATTAGGAAGAATACGCCAGCGCGGGTTGCACGTCTCGCGGTCGAGGATTGCTGCGGCCACGCATCAACTAAGAGATGAGGCTAATACTTTCGTGCGTAACATGGAGAAGTCGAAATACTGGGGCGCGATACAGAAGGTGACGGCGGCAAAGGAATTCAAGCTTAAGTCCACGCTCCAAATACGGGCACTAGTGAAGCACCTAGGACTCAAGCCTATAAAATTTACAGATACCGGGCAGGTGAGCACGGAAGCTATGTGCCTTGATGTATGGGCCGACCGCCAGCCGCTTATGGCGGAGTTACGGGATGCGCGGAGCGCGGACGCGATGATATCAGGGTTTCTGGTCCCGTTCGACGAGAGGGCGCGGGCGGACGACACCATCTGCACCGATTACACTTACGGGACCGTAGTGACCGGACGGCTCTCGTCGAGGAGCCCGAACCTGCAGAATATGAAGCGCGAGGGTCCGGTCCGGAAGTGCTTTACCAGCCGGTTCAAGAACGGGCTCATAGTAGAGATGGACTGGTCGCAGTTAGAGGTCCGATTATGCGGCGTGTTGTCTGGCGAGAAGCGGCTGTTGGAGGCGGCGCGCGAGGGCGACATGCACCTGACCATGGGGGCCATCATTTACAACAAAGCGCTGGAGGACGTAACGAGCGAAGAGCGGTATGAGGGTAAGCGGGTAATTTTCGGTATCTTATACGGTCAGACTGCGGGTGGGCTAGCTAGGAATCTTAATAAGACGACCGACTACGCGCGGTCGCTCATCAGGCGCTTGCTCGACGGCGTTCCGACCTACAGGCGATGGAGGAAGACGCAGCGCGACAAGATGACCCAACTTGGATACGCGGAGGCCATTACCGGGAGGCGGCGGCACCTATCGCGCCTCCAGGACCGCGACGCAAAGCTGGTGGACGAGGCTGTGGGTCAAGGACTCAACTTCTTAGTACAGAGTGCCGCAGCCGATATCGTCCACAACACGGCATACTGGTTAGAGGTGGAGATGCGGCGGTGCTTGTGCGAGTCGATATTGGTGGCCGAGATACACGATTCACTCGTAGTGGACGCGACCAAGAAGGAAGTGACGTTAGTCATAGACCTGATGCAGCAAGCGGCGGCGGGCGTGGTGCGGGCTTTTGACTGGCTCCCGTTCCCATTACCCATCGATATCAAGTATGGTCGGAGCTTAGGACAACTGGAATCAATAGGGGAGGAGGACGATGGCGAAAATTAGGAAAGGAGCTTCACTTCAACCAATCGTAGAGCGTGTGGTCCGTGAGCCGGACCGTATAATGGTATCCGTGGGTATGACCGTTTCGCTCGGCAACTACGAATTCGTAAGAGCCGACGTGTCGATGTCTTCGTCGAGGGAGGAGGATGAGTCGTCGAAGAAGCTTTACCGCAGGGTTAAGTCGGAGGCCCGCATGTTCCTGGATAATCTCGCAACCGAGATGGTTAAAGACCATAAGGAGTAGACTGTGGCGAAGAAGAAGAGAGGACTTGCCGCTAGGCTTGTACCGGACTTGAAGGCTGAGGCCGACAAGATTCAGGCGAGCGGCGGCGGAGGACAGTTTTGGAGGCCCGACAGCGACACGACGTATTACCTTAGGCTGCTGCCGTTCGTGCATGAGAAGGAGGCGCACATCTTCCGTGAGGTGTGGGAGCACTTCGGCGTCGGCGACCGCAAGGGCGCGATTAACTGCCCGGCCCATGATGAGGTGGAACCAACCGACTGCCCCATTTGCGTCCAAATAGCGGAATTGGGCTTGGACGATTCGAGGATGGAGGCGCGCGGGCGGTATTACTGCAACATCGTCGTCCGTGACGCCGAGGATCGCGGGGTACGCATGTTCCCGGTTCCCCCTGGAGTCGCTAAGAGCATGCTCGATGCGCTCGACGACCCCGAACTCGGAGACGAGGTCTGGGACCCGGAAGAAGGCCGCGACATCCAGCTCAAGAAGACCGGAAGCGGTCTGCAAACCGAATACAGCGTCAAGCTCCGGATAAAGGTAGACCCGCTCGACTCGTCCTTCTACGACGATGCGGTCGATCTCCTCGAAAAAGAGGAGTTGGGTCCGCTCGGCGAGGAGGAATTGGAGGAGATCGCTGCCTCGATGAAGGAGGGCGGTAAGTCGCCAAAACGGAGGGCCAAGAAGGATGAGCCCAAAGAGGAAGAGTCGGAAGAGCCAGAGGAGGAACCTGAGGAGGAGGAAGGCGAAGAAGGCGGGGAAGAGGGCGACGGAGAAGAGCCTCCCTGCTTTGGGGACCCGAAGGAGTACGATCCCGACGATTCCATCTGTGGAGAATGCGACTTCGCCGAGGACTGCGCCACTACAGTGAAGAACAAGAAGAAGGCCGGGACCAAGAAGAAGGCCGGAACCAAGAAAGGTAGCAAGAAGAAGTTCTAAGCCGTGGATTCGGGCGCAGGGTCCGGGGGCGGAAATTCCTGCGGATATGGCGATGAGCCTTACCGCTGCACGCGTGCGTCGCGTTGCAGGTCCCTGCGCCTGCTAGAATTGGAGGTCAAGAGTGATTCATGTGAGAAGCGCCGGACGCCAGACTCCGAGGTTGAAGGTGGAGCCCGGCAAAGCGTATATCGTGATGGACGGCCAATGGGGTTCGTGCGGTAAAGGGAAGGTGGCGGCGTGGTTGGCGGACAAGGCGCATGCGGATAATTTCAGCGTTGCGGTGTGCGACTTTCCCCCGAACGCAGGACATACGTGGTTGACGGACAACGGTACGAGACACGTAGTCAAGCAAATCCCAATATCCGCAGCCGTGGACCCGAATATGGAAATCTTCATCGGACCCGGCGCGATGTTGGAGCCCGACGTGTTCCTTGAAGAGGTAGGCTGGTACGACGTAGCGGAACGACTCCGCATTCATGAGCACGCGGGGATTCTAAGGCCGGAGCACGCGGAAGTGGAGAAGGTCACGTTACGCCGGATCAGTTCGACCTTGAAGGGGTGCGGACGCGCGCTCGCGAGCAAGATAATGAGGGAAGACGACTCAGTGGCTAAGAATGAGCCGAGAATATCGCCCTATTGCCTGACGGCCACGGAGTACGTGAACGCTCTATGCGACCGGATGGAGAACGGGGCGTCGGTGCTGGTAGAATCGAGCCAAGGGTTCGACCTGTCGCTGGATCACGGCTACGACTACCCGTACTGCACAAGCCGTAACATTACGCCAGCAGCCATCCTGGATCGATGCGGGATTCCGCTCCGCTATCATGGCGGGACGCTCGGCGTTCTACGCGCGTTTCCGATACGGGTCGGCTCGCTCGAAGGAGCAACCTCAGGGCCGTGCTACAGCGACCAATACGAGATGACGTGGAAGGAGATCAGTGAGGGCGCGGGGGAGGACGTAATCGAGCGGACGACCGTGACGAACCGGGTGCGCCGGGTATTCAGCTTCTCGTTCCAGCAACTCGATAGGTTCCTGGCGCTGTGCGACCCCACCGATCTGTACGTCAACTTCGTGAATTATTGGGGTAAGCGCGAGGACGGGTCGTCGTCGTCGTCGTTGCCGCTCAGCAAACTCGGTAAGGAGGAGCTGGAAGGTATCGAGGAACATCTGCGGTTCGAGTACGGGAGACACTGGCCGTCGAGAGTTAAACCGTACATCGTCGGTATCGGTTACGGGGCCAAGGACGAAGAGACCATGTGGGATGAGGATATAGGAGGGTTGATAGAGTGCGACGGGTAGAGTTCATCGCCGGGCCGTGCGCGAGCGGCAAATCGACCATCGCGCTGTTTCGTCTTCGCCGGGCGTACCTCGCGCAAGGCGGGACTCCGGCTGTAATGCTTCGGACGATCCTACAGGCATCATTAGGCCGACTCAAAAATCGCCTCTCATGCGGCCATGACCCATTGGAGATATTGCCAACTCCGACATGGCCGGTTGCCATTTTACCGGCGGGGTATGTGTACCGGGTGATGCTCCAATCTCCTGGGGGCGAACTTAACGGGTTGGATAATAAGAGCGTGGCCCCATCATTCGAATTTGTATTGCGAGGCCTCTTAGATTGGATGGTCCCGCAGTACGAGACCGTCATCGTAGACGGTATGCCGCGCACGAGGGACCAAGTGTGGTGGATCAAGCACCGATGGGGTAACGCGGACAGTCCGTGGCGGGAGCAAGGCACCGATGAGATTGAGGTACACGCGTACTTCGTCGATTGCCCTGTCGGTGTCAGGATGGTGCGTCTTGCGGCGCTAGGTGAGGATATGGACTCGACCCGATGTCAACGCGCAAGGGGGGCGGATTCCGACTTCTCAGAGTTAAAGTCTGTGTGGGTGGACCGGGAAAAGATGCCCGCGTCCGTCACCCGCAACAAGCACCAGGACCAGGACCTGATGGGCGTGCAGGAACCGATAGAGGCGGCATTGGACCCGGCCTTCGAAAGGTGGGCTCTGACAAGGACAAAGGAGCAGATATGGGAATCCGTGACGAAATCGTAAACAGACTGTACTGCCGTGAGGGCGAGAATCGCGGGAACGTATGCCACCGAGTAGCGAAGTCGATATGGGGGGATGACCCCGAAAAGATGACGGAGTTACGTACCTTGATGGAGGACGGCGACGCGTGCTTGAATTCCCCGGCGCTCATGAACGCGACGCCGGGGAAGAAGTTCCAATCGTCGGCGTGCTTCGTGCTCCCGGTCGAGGATTCATTGGACAGCATAAGCGAACTGCTCAGGGTGGCGACGAAGGTATATAGGCATGCCGGGGGAGTAGGCGTGGATTTCTCTCCGTTACGGGCCGAGGACTCCCCGGTGTCCGGGGGCGGTAAGGCGTCCGGCCCGGTTAGCTTCATGAAGCCGCTCGCCGCGATGGGGGCTGTGATACAGGCTGGAGGCCGGGCTCGCAAGGCGGCCACGCTGGTTACGCTCGACGCTGAACATCCGGACATACTCAAATTCATCTACTCGAAGAGAACCGATCCGGGCGGGCTGTTGTCGAACATCAATATATCGGTACGCGTGCCTCGTGGTTGCGGCGGCGATACGTGGGATGAGATTTGTAAGAGCGCGTGGGCGTGCGGCGATCCCGGCGTCATATTCCAGGACACGCTCGATGACTTGAATCCGTGCCCATCATTGGGCTCGTGTGGGAACAATCCATGCGCCGAATTCTCATTTCCTCCAGGGAGTGACGGGGCCGCGTGTTCGCTCGGCTCCATCAATCTGGCGAACTTCGTAGGCGAGGGTGGGGGGTTTGATATTCACCGTTTCATGGCGGTATCGTCCTTCATGGCCGTGGCGCTGGACCGGATGATAGACGTGAGCAGTTACCCCACCGCTAAGCTGGAATACTTCGCGCAGACGTACCGGCCCATTGGTTTGGGTGTGGCGGGGCTCGCGCTCGCGCTTATTAAGATGGGGATGGTGTACGGCTCGCCGGGGGCGTGCCGCTTCACCAAACACGTTATCGCCATTATGGATTTCGCGGCTGTCGAGCAATCGATACGGCGCGGCGAGAAATTTCAATCTAAGATGGATGAGGACGACATCGACCAATGGACGGGCGTGATAATGCCGCGCAAGCGTGCAGGCTGGTATGCCGCCGCTACTCGGTTCGGCGTCGAGATCGATATTGGGTACATCAGTAAAGGTGTCGAGAACGGTCGCTTGAAGAACATGGCGCACACGTGCATTGCGCCTACGGGCTCCATCTCCTGGTTCATGGGTTGCGGCACGTCCACGGGCATCGAGCCCATCTACAAACTCGCGTATATGCGGAAGTACGCGGCGGGAACCAAGGAAGAGGTTGTAGTATCAGAGGCCCTAGACCAAATCACGAACTTGGAGGAGCGCAAGCGCTTAACCGAAATTATTCTACAGAACGATGGGGTGATACCTGACAGAGAGACGCCGAGTGAGTATTGGTTACCGTTCATCACGGCCCATGAGGTCACGCCTGCGGAGCACGTGGAGATGGCCGCAGCGGCTCAGGCATCCGTTACCATGTCCGTCTCGAAGACGGTGAACTTACCCGCCGATGCGACCGTGGAAGATGTGGACCGTACGTTTAAGCTCGCGTACGCGAAGGGGATGAAGTCGATTACCGTCTACCGTGACGGATGCCTAGCCGATCAGCCATTGTCATCGGTATTCAAAAAGCCCGTGGCCGAGATGATGGACAAGGATGGGAATGTGACGTTAAGCATCCACACCGACAAGATCGTAGTGACTACCGCGCCGAGGGCTGAGTACCGGAAGAAGGTCCTCCACGGCGCAACGTACAAAGTGAACACGCCGCAGGGCAAGATGTTCGCTACTATAAACGAGGACGAGGGCCGAGTGATGGAGATTCTGCTCAAGTGCGAGAAGCCCGGCACTGACAGTAACGCGTGGGTGATAGCCTTGGGCCGGACGCTGAGCATCGCGCTACAGGAGGGGGCCGACCCGAAGAGGCTGGCGACCTCCCTCGTCGAGATAGCGTCGTCGAGCGTGGTGTGGGATTCGCTTGACGGGGGGATGAAGCCGATGCCGATATATTCGGCCCCGGACGCCATCGGCAAGCTTATCCTCTTTAAGCATCTGCCGCTCCCGGACGTGCATCCACAAATGAAGTGCCCGGAGTGCGGGGAAGAGGCCGTGATCGTCGTGGCCGGGTGCAAACAGTGTACTTTCTGCGGATGGACAAAATGCGGGTAGGAGCCAGAATCATGACCAAGAACTACAGCCCACCAGTCCAGGCGGTGCATATGGACGCTGTGCGGCTTTGTATATATTAGGCAAGGCCGCTGCCAAGCACAGGCACACCGGCTGTTCGTGGGAACGCGATGAGTCTGCCGCGCTCGACAAGGCTATCGCCGAGATCAAGGCGGCGTCGGCCACCAGATGGCCTTGAACTGGAAAAGGAGGATGCCATGATAGGACTTGTGATGAAATACTTTGTGCTCAAACCAGAGAAGGACACGCCTTATGGTAGAGCAAGCCGAAATGCGATGTTGACTTACGCCGCAGATATCGAGAGCGAAAACCCGGCTCTTGCTCGTGATCTTCGGGCATGGGAGGGGAAAGTGGATGCTGGTGTAGACAAGGAGCCTTCCCGAGATGGCTAAGATACAAGACCATTTTACCGTCGTCATAACGCCGAACCGAACATGGGAACCAGCAAAGGATATTTGTCAGCGCATTGTCACAGCAGTCAGAAGGCATATTGATGATGTAGCCGACGCGAGCGTTGATTGGGATGTTGTTTGTTCCTTTTGTGGATCGGATTGGGAGGAAGAGGAAAGAGGTGACTGTAATTGCCCCATAGGTATGCCAGTGTGTTGCGAGAAGGCAATTGAAGAGTGGGAAGCAAAAAAGGAGGCCCCCGATGCGTAAACCCATGAGCGAGGAGAGAATAGCAGAACTCCTCAAGCATTATCAAGAAGAGCGCTACATGGATACTTACTGCGGAGTAAGCGAACTCGTCGCCGAAGTGAGGCGGCGTGGGGAGAGGATTAAGGAGCTAGAAATCCCTATGGCGGGTGAGCTTTGGCGGATGGCGATGCGATCCGGGACCCCGGAGCAAGTGGAGAAGCTAACCGCGTTCCTTATCGAACGGGGGGCCGAGGATTTGATGGAGGGGTCCGGGGCCGGGTCGGGCCGTCGAGGCCCAGGAGAAAAACAGGAGAGGCCTCCCGCAAATCGCGGGGGGTGCTGCGACGCCTGCGGAGGGACCGATGGTGAGCGACGAGCGTGACGAGTATAAGTGCCGGGATTGTAGGGGTACGGGCCAGGTTCGGCCTCTCCTGCACTATATTACCCCCACGGAGACTTGTGGAGGGTGCGAAGGATCGGGGAGGACCATAGTTTCGAGTAAGTGGGTCGTGGGAGACCAGGATGAACCGAGCAGACCTGAGTGATGGTTTCCAGAGGCTTATAATCTGGTCGTGGCTGCACACGGACGCGCTCGACCGGATACGTGACGCCTTTCGGGCCGAGCAGTTTACAGACGAGGCGAGACAGGTGGTAGCCGAAGAAGTGCTGAGGTTCTACGACAAGCGCGGCAAGGCTCCGGACCTGCCGACGCTCACGACTATAGCGTTGGTTAAGGCCCGGCAAGTGGGGATAGCGGCGCGGACCATCAAAGCGGAGATACGTGAATGCGACGAGGCCGGACCCCCGGCGTCGCTCGATGATCTGATGGAGAGGGCGGTGGAGTTCGCCCGCTATAGGGCCGTGCAGCGTGCGGTGGCCGACGCCTTCGATATGGCGCAACGGGCCGAGTATGACGAGATGATGGACACGCTCACGCAAGCGGTACAAGTGGGTGAAGGGCTCCAATCGTCAGGCGACGACTATTTCGGCTCGTTCGAGGACCGACTAGTCGAGCGCGCGATGAGCAACGGGGCGCTGCCTACGGGCTTACGATCCCTCGACGAGGAGATCGGCGGCGTGGATAAGGGCGAAGAGGCCGTGATGGTGGGCGCGCCCGGAGCCGGAAAGACGGCGCTGCTTGTCAACTTCGGCGTGTCGGCGATGGCCAGGGGCGAGTTGGTGATGCACGTGACGCTGGAGGTCTCGGCGCGTAAAGTCGAACTCCGCTACGATGCCCGGATATCGGGTATCCCGATGAACAAGCTCAAGCACAGAAAGGGTAAGACGGGCTACGCGCTGCAGAGATTCCGCCGCGCGAGCGGCGGCGACCTCACGGTATGTGAGCATCCTACCGAATCCTTGACGCCGAGGCAACTCGAAGCCCAAGTGATACGCGTGCAGAGAACGAAGGGCCGGGAGGTCGGCCTCCTTATTGTGGACTACGGAGCGCTCATGCGTTCAGGGCGCAGGTATGAAGATCGGCGTCACGAGCTGGCGTTAATTCACCGGGAGCTACGCGGTATGGCTATGCGGTTCGGGTGTCCGGTGTGGACCGCGCATCAGCTTAACCGTAAGGGCTTCTTCGCGGAGATGCCGGACCTCCGGAACCTGTCGGAGTGCTTCGAGATAGCGCAAATATGCGACATCATGCCCGTCATCTGTCAGACGAAAGACGAGCAGGAGAGCGGACGCTTGAGGTTGAACATACAAAAGAATAGGAACGGGCGCGTGGGCGAGGTCTTGTCCGTGCGCATGGACTACGCGCGAGCGCTCGCGCTACCAGGATAGGAGGAGGCGTGAACGAAGACGCGGGACTGCGCGGTGCAGATACAAGGAAGAGAATGAGACCGTGCCTGCGGTGCAGGAAGATGATGAGGACGACGAGGGGTCGGAGAATATGCGCCGACTGCCAGAAGCAGAACGAAAGAAGCGGTTACCGCCCAGTACACAAACTGTTAGGAAGACGCTGATGCCGCACATGCGACGGCCCAATGTCTATATGAAGGTGCGTAATGCGGAAGTTTTTCGTAGCCGATTGCCGTAAGGTTTTACCTAAAGTATCGGGCGTTGACATGGTGCTCACCGACCCGCCCTTTGCTATTTCCAGAGGTGACTTCGAGACCTCCTGGTGTGGTTATAAGTCCCATAAGGGTGATTGGGATTGGACCGAAGCCGTTGGCGGGGAGTGGGTTCATATGTGCTGCGACGCGTTACGTCCTGGCGGCGTCTTCTGTTGTTTCGGGGTGTTCGGCTCGTTGATGCCAATCTGGCAGGTCCTAGAGGTGAGGGAGGACATGCAATTTCAGAGCCATATCGTGTGGCACAAAACGAATCCGACCCCTAGCGTACATCGGAGGATGCTCACGCATGCTAATGAAATCATCCTGCTGTTCAGTAAAGGACCCAAGTGGTATTTTGATTATGCGCTGAGCAAAGAGTACGGCGGTGGTAAGCAATTACATAACGTGTGGGAAGGCCCTGCTGCGCGCCGGAAGTTGACCCGACCCCGAAAACCCCCGTGGTTACTTGAAAGGCTTGTGCGTCTCTTTTGCCCGGAAGATGGAATTATACTCGATCCTTTCGCCGGGACAGGCGGAGTATTGGAGGCGGCCAACGCCTGGAATCGAAATTGGATAGCGATCGAGATTGATCCAGAAATGCGATCGGTACTGTTAGACGTAAGAGAGGATCGGATATGAGGCGCGTGGGACCTTTTCAACTTAACCGGACATATTGCTGCGATGCAATGCGAGGGATGCGTCGCCTACCCGATCGCTCCGTACAGACGTGTGTGACGAGCCCGCCGTATTGGGGGCTCCGAAATTGCGACATCGAGGGAACGTATGGGGTAAACGAAACGATGGAGGAATACCTTGATAAGATGGTAGTGCTGTTTCGGGAAGTAAGGCGCGTGCTAAAGCCCGACGGAACCTTCTGGCTGAATATGAACGATGCGTATGCAGGCGGCGGGAGCAAGGCGCGACCGGGAAAGAAGGGGGGTGGCACGGCGTTGTTTCGGGCCGACGCGGGCAACATAGCCGGGGCGAACAAAGCCGCTACTGGATTAAAGCCAAAGGACCTCTGCGGTTTACCGTGGCGGCTGGCCCTCGCGCTTCAAGCCGATGGTTGGTGGCTCAGGTGCGACATTATCTGGTATAGGTCCAATATGATACCCGAAAGCGCGAAAGATAGGCCGAGTCGTACTCACCAGTACATCTTTCTATTAACACCGTCCGCGAGCTGCTATTACGATCGGGAAGCCGTCAGAGTCGAAGAACGAGGATATCTACGTTCGGTGTGGCGCGTGGCTTCGCACGCCTTCAGGATGAAACGTTGCCGTACTTGTGGTGTGGTAATGACCCAGGGTGCGTGGGATAAGCTTGAACCTGCGGGGGAACGGCGTCTTGGTCCTAAAACTCGACGTTTCCACGAGGATGTGAAGGATCGAATATGTTCGGCTTGCGCGACCTCTGAATGGGTCTCCCATTACGCCGGATTTCCGGAAGAATTAATCGAACCGTGCGTGAGATCGAGCACCGGCAAAAGTCATGATGTCGTCCTCGACCCGTTTATGGGCAGCGGTACGACCGGCGCGGTGGCGCTAAAATTCCGCAGGCACTTTCTAGGGTTTGAATTGAATCCAGATTACGTGGCGATGGCTAATTGGAGGACGCGGCGCACAGAGGAGGAGGTCCCAGAATGAAGAAGTGGTTGTTGGTGGTCTTACTTGTGTGGAACCTAGTGCTCACGTTCGCTGCGGTACGTTCGTGTGGTACGGACCGAGCGTTGGTACAGGTGCAGGTTGAGCAAGGTATTCATCATCTCGCACTGTGCGATGGCGTTCAACGTTTAGGTCGGGTGCACGATGGGTACGTCGAACATTGGAAGGGTGAAATCAATCGCCTGGATAAGGAAATCAACCGAGTACGGTGGGGGAGGTAAGATTGAAGAGGTATACGGAGATCGTTTGCTTATGCGGCTCGACGAAGTTTAAGGAGGAGTGGCTCGCCGAACAGGCGCGGCTGGAGGCGGCGGGCGCGTTGGTCCTCACGGTCGAGGCTTTCATGCACGCGGATGGGATAGCGCTTACGATGGACCAGAAGGCGCACCTTGACTGCCTGCACTGGAGTAAAATCCAATGGTCCGACCGCGTGGTAGTCATCGATCCGGGCGGGTACATCGGCAGCAGTACGAAGTTCGAAATCATGATGGCGCGCAGGTTCGGTAAGCCGATAACCTTTATCAGCACGCGCAGGGACGACGGACGATTCCCAATCTACCCAGTGAAGGAGGATGACCTTGATGCGGTGGAAATATTGGAATGCGACGGACACGATTCGGGTGAACGCGAGAGTGGACGAGGCCACGGGCCGCCTAGCATCTAACGTGGTACACGTCCAAGGTGAGTCCCCGACATGCGGATGGATTAACCACATCACTACTACGATACCCGAACTCAAGAAGATCGGCGCGGGATTGGCCAACGTAGCCGCCATACTCGAATCGTGGCCAAAGGAGGGACCTCGTATTGATGACGGCGAAGGCAATCCTGCTGCATACGCTCCTGCAAGTGCGAGTGCGGATTCGGCACGCGCTTAGGGATGACGCGCTGTACGCGAAGTATCTGGACGACGCGGATCGTGCTGATTTGCTACAGGCGCGTAACGTAGTCGAGACTATAAGCAAGAAGATTGAGGGCATCCGTGGAGTTCGATCAGATAAAGCGAATCCTGAGCGCGAAGTTCGATAACGTGAAGCTGGCCAGCACCCAACGGGCTGAGATAACGGCCCGCTGCCCGCTCTGCGATGATCGAGGCTCCCACCTAGGCATAAATCTCAAGAAGTGGTGCTACCACTGCTGGCGGTGCGACGCGCACGGCCACCTAGGCAAGCTATTTGCGCAATTCGAGGTTAGAGGCGTCGTCCGGGTAGGCGGGGCCGGAAAGCTCACCGCACGGCGCGCTCCGTTCTCGATCGCGAAGCCCCGCCAGATCGAGTCGGCCATTTCAGGTTATAAGCCGTTAACCGGGTCCGGGGGCAAGCAGGCGCGTCTCGCCCGCGCGTACCTCCACGACCGAGGCGTGACCGACGCCATCGTACGACAGCGGCACGTAGGTTACGCCGTGGAGGGTCGGCTCAAATGGCGCGTCATTCTCCCCCACTTTAACAATCACGGACTGGTCATCTACTACGCAGCTAGGCGGTATATGGGTGAATGGGCGGGGCCGCCATATGATCACCCTCCAGAGGGGGCGGACTGGCCGGGAAAGACGCGCGTGCTGTTCGGCCAAGAACACGTGCAGCGAGAGTCCTCCGTCGTGCGCGTCTGCGAAGGGCCGTTCGACGCGCTGGCCATGCCGTCGTCGGTCGCGCTGTTGGGGAAGTCGGTCAGCGAATGGCAAATCGAAGCGATAGCGGCTCTACGGCCAGGATTTGTCGAGGTCTTCCTCGACGCCGACGCTCGACGAGACGCCGCTAAGCTAGGCATGAAATTACGGAATCAGGGGATGGTGGTGACGGTCCGGGTCCTGGAACGCGGCGACCCGGCCTCGATTATGAGACCGGGTCGCGAGCCTCCGCGTATGGTTTGTTTGACTCTAAGCTCGTACCTCCGGGCGTTGGCTTCCGAGATAGACCTGTTCGACGAATCCGCGTATGGTCGAGCGAGCGCGGCTCACGGAAGCCTCGCTGATCCGTAATGCCGCCGCGATGTCCGTTCCCATCGCCGGAGTCGGTGCCATAAGCCTGTCGAACACCTGCATCGTCCTTGGGTGTAATCGTACCCGCGCGCACGCCATGAGGTCGTCCACCATCATCTGTTCGAAGGCGGGGTCTTCAGCCTGCATAAACTGTACGGGCCTAACTTCCGTCGCCTGTCTGCGGGTCCGTAGCTTGCGCATGATGCTTTTGACGTGATTCCACATCGCGCGTTTGGTCGTCGCTAGCGGCGGGTCGCCCTCTATCCCCCACGCCTTCAAGATCGCCTCCTGGTAGAGATCGTCGGCGCTCATTTCAGGGGAAGCGTAGCGCCGCGCGATCGCCTTGGCCGTCTTGTAGAGTTCTTCGCCTATCGTCCTAGGCATCGTTTCCTCCTATATTACGACAAACACCACGATTTCGACCTGAGCCCAATTGCACGGGTGAATCTCGACGTGCGCGCCCTCGCGGCTCCAATCCGCGAGGTGTTGGATGATTTCGGGGCCGATAAATGTCATCTTCGCCGTGTGGCGCGCTTGGGATTGGGATACTACGGCCCGGAAGCACCATGCCGGTTTATCCTCCGGCCATTCGATTGCCATCACGGGCATCGGCGGCTTGCCGTCCCACTTGTGCAACTTCTCAACCCAACCCTGGCGGATATCGCCCATTTCCTTTCTATTCACGTATGCGGCTATGAGGTTGCCGAGCTTGAGCTGCATGCCCTTCGCCCAATTACCCATACCTACACCGTCGTGGGTCTTGTGCGTCTTTACTGCAACAGCCATGGTATTATCCTTTCCGGTGCTGCACTCAACAGAAACGTAATCCAGATGGCAACTATCACCACCCAAAACAGGCAATCGAGGTCGTCCTTCTTGACTTTGATGACGACTTTAACCACCGGTAATCTCCTTCCTATCGGCGAAGAAGTGGCACGCGACCATCAGCCAGACACCGAAAGTAGAGCCGAACAGGAACCAGACTACTGGCGGCAAATCCGGTAACGGGGCCATCCAGTTCATTTGTTCACCTCCAGGAGTTTCTCCATGTCGGACCGGAATGCCCCCGCATCTATGCCGATGTGGTCCACGTTGGCGTAGTGGCCGTCCAAGGCCCGATTGAGGATGAGCTTGATGCCAGCGCGCAGCCGCTTGCATTCGGGGCATTCGACCTTGATTTCGTCGGTGGGGGCACAAACGTGTACCGTGGTCGTCACGATCAGCTTCTCCCCCGCGTTGAATGTAGTACCACAGCTAGGACACTGGCAGCGCTTAATGTCGCCGATTCGAATCCGGCGATGACAGTGATTACACGTGACCTCCTCATACGGTGAGGGAGGCGCACCCATTTCTGTTTTGGCCATCTGTCTTTTCCTTTCATGGGTCCCTTCCCATAGTGTTTCCTCCGGGGGAGGACCCGTCCTTATCCTACATCCTGATCCTTGTGAGGCCAGCGTGTCCACGACGCTGTAGCCTTCGGCCCGGAAGCCTTTGGCTCCGTGGGTCCCTCTCCATAGTGCTTTCTCCGTGCGACCTCCTTTCCGAGAGATACCGGGTTCTAGTGGTGGCCGCGCGCTCGCCGGGCTTGTCTCCGCGCGCGCGTCCGTTTTTTGCGTTTACCTCGTTCGCTCTCACTGCTGTCCTCCTACGACCAGTATAACACACGGAGGACTCCCTGTCAAGTATATGCCGAAACCCGGTCCCGGCCCGGTCGCGCAATCTGAGCGTTTGCTCTGATGCCACGAGAAACGATGGGATTCCGCACGTGCCGAGTGGTCCGCGCCGGGCGCGCCCGAACCGACTCTGAGTCGATTCCGAGCCGATTCGAATACCAAAAATGAAGGTGAAGGGTGACGGAAGCTCCGGAACGGCC